TCAGTGATGATGACTTACCCTTCTAAACCGCTCATGCGGGTTGAAGAAGAATTACATCCTCACGATGAATCACACTTTTATTATGGTGAATAATGGAGCGGCTTGCCGCTCCTAAAATAAACTAAGAAATGGGGAAATTAACATGTCAAACGAAAACGTAAATGTAGAACAAAAGGACACAGCAGAAGTAGAAAAGCCAAAGCGTGTTCGCCGGGTAACTCCTAAAGTTGAAAAAACTGTAAGCCAAATCATTGCTGAACTTGAAGGTCTTCAAACGGCTGTAGCTGAACTAGAGAATGCTATCCAGTCAATCGCTCATGACAATGCGGCATATGCAATTGTTGAAAAAGCCCTTAATGACAAAAAGGCTGAATTAACTGCCGCTCAAAATAAAGTTTATTACTGCTAATAAAATTGTAGCCGAATCCAATAGGGTTCGGTTACTGAATTAGGGGCACACTTAAAAAGTTCCGATACCTCCACAGTATCGTGTGTCCCTAGTTGAGTAACCGAATTGGTTATTGAATGATGTACTCCAGAAACGGTTTAAGTGGACTTGGTACCCCCACATTTAAAAACCTACCATGGCTAAGGTTAGGCTTTAGTAGTTTAGGGTTTTGTCTAACACTGGAGTGCGTCATTGAGTAACCAAAGGGGGAGGGAAAATTGAATGTTCTTTGAGCAGTTTTTTAAGAATCGTGGAGAAAGCATTGAGCCTAATGCCAGAGGAGAAGTACAGGTAAGATGTCCATTCCCCCACGATAAAGGCACCCATGATGAAAATGCAAGTGCCAGCTTCAATGTACACCGTAGGATTTATAAATGTTTCACTTGTACCGCCGAAGACCGGGATGATGGTATGAGTGAAACTTCTTTTATATCCAAAGTATTTCAGACCAACTATGAACACGCTATCAAACTTAAAAACATGATGATGGATGGCTCCACAACCAACTTAGATAAAACAACCCAGTTACTACTAAACAATAAATCTCTTATGCAGTACCTGAGAGAGAAGCGGGGGTTTACAGATGAAACCATTAAGAAATATCGACTTGGATATACAGGTGATGGAATCATCTATCCAGTCATTCTTGAGGGACTATTATTCGATACAAGAACATACACTCCAGAACCAAAAAACGGAGAACCAAAAATTCGAAGCAGAAAAAACGCCACAGCACTTCTCTTTCCATACGATGATTGGGGAACCGATAAAAGACCAACGTTATTATGTGCTGGTGAAGGTGACGCCTTAATAACAAGACAGAATAATTTTAATGCGGTAACTGCAACTGGTGGAGAGGGTTCTATTCCCAAGATTCTGCTGAATAAGTTCAAAGGTAAAAAGGTATATGTCATTTATGATTGTGACGAAGCTGGTAAGAAATCCGCTTTGCGTATGGGATTCTATCTAAAGGACGCTGGGGCAGATGTTTATATCGTAGACTTGGGGTTATCTGGAGCAAAAGGTGACAAAGACTTAACGGACTATTTTGTGAACCACAATAAAAAGCCAGAAGACTTACAGTTGTTAATAGATAACGCTCCAGCCTTTACACAGGAGCAATACCAAGAGCAAAAGAATAAAGAGTTTCAGTTGGTTGACCTATGGAATATCAAACAAAGCCGTTACAGTGACCAGTACATTTCATCACGTGTCATGCAGATGGGACATTTTGAACTTCCCCTAGTTGATATCCCTAGTCATATGGAATGGACTTGTAACGGTGACATTGAGAATCACAAAGCGTGTGGCAGTTGCCCTTTCCACGTCATGAATAAGTCAGGTGAATGGACGCTTGATTCTGATAACTTGGAGGATTTGCTTTCCCTAGTTGAAGTGAACGAAGCTACACAGTTTAAGAACATGCGTAGATTGTGTCATATCCCAGAAAAATGCCCAAACAGCACTATTCGTGTAGTTGCAAAAAAACATGTCGAAAAAGTTATACTTGCTCCAGATGTAGAAACGGAGTCAGAATCATCAGGCTACAGACAAGCAGAACTTCACGCATACATCTTGGATGGAGAAACAGAAGACGGTAACAAATACAGAATGTACTTCAAACGTGTACCACATCCGAAAGACCAATCTATCATCATGATTGTAGACAAATTTGAGGATTCAGATAATGCTATTAACTCATTCAAGGTGACAAAGGAATTCATTCAAGCCATGAGAATTTGGCAAGGTAATCCGTATACGGTCATGAAGAAACGATTTGAGGAACTAGGGAGAGTTGCTGTAGGTAGATACCTCCCGGAGAATGTATTCCTTGCCGCTGAGTTAACGTATCATGGCATACTTGATTTTAAGTTCATGGGTAAGTATATGAAAGGTCATCCAGAGGGATTGATGGTAGGGGCTTCCCGTACAGGTAAATCAGAGGTATTGATTGCCTTGAATGCTTTCTATGGGATTGGAAATGTTACTGAGTGTAAGAATGCTTCTGTAGTTGGTCTTATTGGTGGTGTTGATAAAAACAGCAATGGCACATTCCGCATTAGCTGGGGAGAGATACCACGTAACCACAAGGGGTTACTGTTCATGGATGAAATATCTGGACTTCACCCTGAGGTATTTAAGCAATTAACTGGACTACGTTCCCAGCGTAAAGCAGTAATCGCTAAAATCCGTAAGGGTGAAGCACCAGCAAAGACCCGGCTATTGTGGGTAGGTAATCCACGTGTAGGGGATGACAAACGTAGCCGCTCTTTGTATGACTATTCCAATGGTGTTGATGTATGTCTTGACCTGTTCCCAGCAGATGAAGACATTTCCCGTTTTGATTTCATTGTCTTAGTTCCAGAACCGCCAGAGTATATCTCACCGTTAAATCCAGATGGTACATTACCTGAGGAACAACAGTTACCGCATGAACTAAAGCAATTGATTAGATGGGCATGGAGTCGCACCAAAGACCAAGTAATTTTTGAGCCATATGTTGAGAAGTACATCGAACATGTGGCAATTGAACTAGAGAAAGATTTCGGTTCAAGTATCAAGATTGTTGGTGTTGAAGGGGTGAAAAAGATTGCCAGAATCGCTGTTAGTGTTGCTAGTTGTTGTTTCTCTTGTACTAGTGATGGTGAGTCCATTATTGTCAAGAAGGAACATGTTGATTGGGTTCGTGACTGGCTTACTTCTTTATACGATAACGATGTGTTTAGACTTAAACAATTCGTTGACAACCAGCGAAAGTTCAACACTACCAATCCAGATGTGGTTGCTCAAGTTGCTGGCTTTGTTAAGAAATATCCTATGATTATCAGAATGCTTTTAGAACAACCCAGCGTCCCTCATTACAACTTAAAAGCCAGTGGTGGTATTGGTGATGATGAATACAGACACGTAATGACCAATTTATATACTTTAGGTTGCATTGTCCAGAACAATAAGGGGGTGACAGCCACACGCCGATTACGTTCATCCGTTGACGAGATACGCCGCAACAAGCCAAAGAAAGTAAATGACCCAGATAAGCCAAAGAGTTTCAGTGACAAGATTGATTTGTAGGAGGATGTTCCATATGGCAGACCAAGAAAACGGAAGATGTATAGTTTGTGGAAAAGAAGGTAATTTAACAAGAACCTATTTTTACTATGATATTAAGTGTGAATGTCATAGTCCACAACATTTTGAAATGGTGCGTCATTGTCCGTCATGTAAACCAAAACCACCAGAAGAAACAACCGTTTATATTAAACCGATTAATTCATAGGTCAGGGAGCCTTATAATTCCACACAATTTTAGGAGTGATTTGTAGTATGTCAAATTTACAAACAGGTAAGTTATTGTTCTATGATATTGAAGCCTTCAAACATTATTGGTGTGTAGTCGTTGTTGATGAAGAAATAAATACACGTCATGTCTTTGAAGATGTTGAATCACTTAGGGGCTATTACAAACGCAATCGCAAGCGTACATGGGTGGGCTACAATAGCCGCCAGTATGACGCCCCTATGTTAAGATTCATCATGCTGGGATTGGACGCTTACGAATGCTCCCAGCGATTGATTGTATCTGGGTTAAAGTGGTTCCAATTCCCAATGCACATCACTGAACCATACAAACGAATACCACTCCGAAATTTTGATTGTGCCCTGCTGAATAAAGGTTTAAAGAAACTAGAAGGGTTTAGAGGTTCCTCTATCCGGGAATCCTCTATCCCTTGGGACATTGACCGTCCTTTAACTAGGGAAGAAAAGGATGATACCATTGCCTACTGTACTCATGATGTCCTAGAAATGCGTAAATCATTCTATGATACCATCGAAGAATACGAAGCACATGAGAGCCTTGTAGAAACGTTTCAGCTTGATGATGTACATTTCAATAAGACAAAGGCTCAATTATCCGCTCTAATCCTTAATGCACAAAAGCGGTCATGGTATGACGAATGGGATTATTCCTTAGTTCCAACTATGCAGATTGAGAAATACACGCATGTTCGTGATTGGTTCCTTGACCCAGCCAATCATAACTATTACAAGGATTTGAAAACTACAATTGCTGGAGTGCCGCACACATTTGCTTGGGGCGGCATACATGGAGCGAAACCTAAATACTACGGTAAAGGCAGATTCATCAACATGGATGTTCGCTCTTACTATCCATCACTCATGATTGAATATGATTTCCTATCTCGTAACGTTTTAAACCCAGAGAAGTTTAAAAAGATTTACTTTGACCGTATCGAATTCAAAGCAGTCAAAGACCCACGTCAATTGCCATATAAAATCGTTCTGAATGGTACTTATGGAGCCATGAAAGATAAATTCAATAACCTATATGACCCACGACAAGCCAATAATGTTTGTGTTAACGGTCAGCTATTGTTACTTGACCTAATGGAAAGGTTGGAAGACCACTGTGAAATCATCCAATCGAATACAGATGGTGTTCTTGTTAAACTACACAATGGAACTGATGAAGAATACGACAAAGTTATTTCTATTGGTCAAGAATGGTCAGACCGTACCCGGATGGTTCTGGAGTTTGAGGAAGTGGAAATTGTTGCTCAAAAGGATGTTAATAATTATCTGACTATTGACAAGAAAGGCAAAATTAAATCCAAGGGTGCATGGGCAAAAGAATGGCTCAAGGATAAGAAACTAGAGGATGGTTCCAAGATTAAAGTTCCAGACTACACTGATTATGATTGTGTTATACTACGTGAAGCCCTTCATGCTTACTACAAGGATGGTACTCCTGTAGCTGACACAATTAACAACTGTGATGACTTAATTAAGTTCCAAAAGATTGTTATGGTTTCCAGCAAGTATAAGGGAGCCGTTACAGGACATCCGATTACAAACATTGAAAAATTTAACTACCAGAAATCAAAGAAAATTGTACACATCAACAATGCTGAACTACTGAAAGAAAAACATATCCGCTGGTTTGCAAGCAAGAATACAGAGCATGGCGGCTTATTTAAGATTCATGCCAAGACTGGAGCGTATTCAAAAGTAACTGATTCACCGTTGCATGTGTTTATTGTCAATGATGAAGTATCAAACGCCAAATGTTCAGACTACCCAGAACTAGACAAAGAATTTTACATCCAATGGGCTACCGATAGAATTAAAAAATTCTGTGTGATGGAGGAAAAGGCGTCATGAAACCAGATGAATACCTTAACATGATTAACAGTCAAGTAGAGGAAGCTAGGAAGAACATGATGGAGTCAGAGAAGAAACATAGGGAGGATGAAGCTAAGTACATGACGTTACTTAGCTTCAAACAAAATTACATCAAATGGATAGGAGGAACTAAAGAATGAGTGGAGCAGACTTTAAAATTATCATTGACCGCATTAAGGAAACTAATGGAGTCAGTAAGGCTAAGATTGCCAGACAGATTGGTGTGAGCATAGTAACATTGAATAACTACCTTAATCAAGGTATTCCAGTACGAAAAACCCCACTAGTTATGCACCGTCTAAAAGTTTTTGTTTGACGTAGTAGATTCAGTAGTGTATGATGTAGTTACTCTATTTCTTTGAATCTAGTTGGCGGCTGTTTAGCTGGCTGGCTTAATGCTGATTGTCTCTTTTTGTGAGGGGAGCCAATCGGTCTTGACCTTCTTCGGAAGGTTCTTTTTATATTGTATTCATGTCTTATATATGATATGCTCTGTTTAACAACTGTAATGAAAACCCCATTAAAATTGACCGTATCCATGTGGTACGGTCACTTTTTTATACATACGGTTCTTTGGGTATTGGGATTCTAACCAACTTAAAGGATGGCGGCATGACTACCTTATGGTATTCTTGATTAGAGATTAGGAGCATGATTTTTGCGTCATGCCCCTTACCGTATGTGCTTACAAACTGGTCAATCTTAGTCTGCATTTTCTTGGTGCTGATTGGAGTAATCTGTACCTCCACACAGATAGCATTCCCCTTCCTGTCTTTCATATATACATCTGGGTTATAAGTTTTGTATGCGGGTTCTACCTCAAATACATCCGGGCAACCAAAGTGAATGTAACAGTCTACGATTTTAAGATAGTGGTCAATTTTTACCGTTCTGGGATGGATTAGGGTAGGATTGGGCATGTAAAGGTATGGTTTATCCCTTTCCCTCTGAATCTGGGTTAAACAGCCATTCAACGTCATACGTTTCAATACCCTGTTCACCACGTTGATTGGGTTGCTGTTCTGGCGGCATACCATCCATGCCAGTTGGTTCCTTGAGCATACTTTGAATTTCGTCACCATTTCCAATACTACATTGTCCCGTTCTACTTTGTTCATTCCTATAGACCTCCAATAATTTGTCACAGTCTACTACATCTAAATAAGGAACCTGTATGACATGTAAATCTGAATCAAGTAGCATTCCCCTCCCTGCTATTTTCCCTAGTTTCTCTGCTCCTTCCCGGTCAAGTATGACTTCACTGTTCTTCCTGTCTGCGGTTGTGAATGCCATTCTACATAGCATGTTTGCCCTAATTCGTGGTCTTAATACGGTAGAAGCGTCAGGTCTTTGGCTGGCTAGTATGACGTGGATATTAACAAATCCAGCCGTTTCTACAATTTCAGTGACCATCTGCTGTACATTTTTGGATTCAGCAAAACGGGCATATTCGTCAATGATTAAAAAGATTGGTTTGAATAGGTGATAATATTGTGGGTATAGTTTACGAACACTCTTTGCGTCTGTAGCTTTGTTGAGGAAACTAGAGTATAACATTGAGTCTCTAAATTTGTATTCAGTTATGATTTCTTCTAACATACGTTCCATGGACTCAACATCACGTGTCATTTCCACTCCCGGCAATCCCTCAAACGGGTAATAATCTTTTAGTTTGGCACTACTGATATAAAGCCCTACATTGCCCTCATTTTGAATGTAAATGCTTGTGGCTAGGAACAGTAGGAAACAGGTCTTTCCCATACGTGTGACCCCGCCATTGAGCATGTGACAGCTTGCTCCGTCCTCAAAATCTAATACCGCTTCCCCGTAGGCAGATGGGAATTTTAATTTAAGGCTGTTGGGAACTAGGGAGGATTCATTGAATTTAATCTCCGTTAGTTCCCGCATTCCAAATTTAATCTCCACACGCTTGCCGCTTATTTTCCCCAGTTTGACCGCTGTGGCTCCAACTTCCTGTTGCAAATTCGGTAATATTTTCTCCAAGTCCGAAAGTTCTTTTTGTTCTGGTAGATAAACGTTTGCATATAGGACATCCCCTTCTCTGTACACTTTGTTAATCCAGCCGCCATCAAATTTTTTCTCCAGCAATACGTTAAGCATTCTCCGAACTAAAGGATGTTTCTTTTTCCACCACATTACAGCACCCCCACAAAAGTTACAAATGCCAAGCGAACAATCCAGAAAATTAGTCCATAGCCAATGACGGTCAGAGCAAGCAGAATCCAATCAATGTCCTTTGCTTCATCCTCTTTGACTTGAATCGGTTTGCCGTTTATCTTTACTACCATGGTAGCAACCCCCTTTACTAAACTATATGCACTACCATCCAAAAAGTTTCCTGTATGTGGCATGAATTTTATTGCTATGTCATATGTTGTATGTTATACTACTTTCAAATAGGTAAATGGGGTGAGTGAATGGTAGCCAGATTCGGATGGAACTGGGAACATTTCTTAGTTGGAGTCATTTATGATAAATCTTACAAATCATTTGGTATTTTTTTAGGATTTTTAGTAATTGAGATAGAAAAGGAGTATTAAGATGATTAAAGCCATCGTAGTTGCCGCTAACTTTAGTCAGTATGCTACGTATTTAAGGAACCGAGGATTTAATCGTACTGAATATGCTTATTATAGGGCTGGTTATCCACATGAATGTTACGGATTAGATAAAGAAAAAACAAAAGTATTATGGTTTGAGGGATGGGATGAAAACAGTCTTATGGCAACAGATGATATTAATTTCCTCAAACATAGATTTTCCAATCATCAAACGGTATCGGAGGTATGGATTTATGGTAAAGGTCTTGGCATTTGACCCCAGCGGCAACTACACAGAAGGGTTTGGAACTACAGGATATTCCATTAGTTTAGATGGTCACTTGCCATCTAAACTAGGGGATATTAAAGCAGAAAGTTACAAAAGCCGCAATGCGTATTGGTTTGCCCATAAGGAATTGATTGAGACCACATTCCCGGATGTAGTAGTTATTGAGTCTTATAGATTGTTTGGACATAAATCAAAAGAGCAGACTGGTAGTTCACTAGAAACACCGCAATTAATTGGTTATCTGGAAATGGTCTGTTATGAAATGAACATACCTACATTTTTACAAGACCCAAGTACAAAACAACGTCATGCAGACGCAATACTCATTCGTGCAGGAATTGTAGTACGTAAAGGACAAAAGTATTACTACAAGGGTGAAGAAACCAACATGCACAAACGGGACGCATTAAGGCACGACTTGTACTTTAATAAATTTAATAAAGGGAAGGTGTTCAAATGAGTGGAGCAAGAATTATGTTTGAAGAAAGTACAGAATGTTGGGTGTATATCGGTGACACGTTTTCAATTAGGATGTCATTATACACAGACCCAGACCGTAAGCGGCTTGCTAAAAATGCGGCAATCTACCTAGGAAAAGAAGATAGATACAACATTAGGCGTCCTTTGTCCATCCTTCGTAAAGGACATGTACCTGAGATATTCAGAGGAGAGCATGTGGAATTTGAATTCATTGATGTGTCTAAAGAAGTTTATGACCACATCATCACTTACACCACACGTGACATGCGGGTAGCTGGTGGCAATCGTGCTTTGACTTCAAATGATTATGTAACTCCATCTGATAAAGTAAAATATCCAGAACTAGTGGATAGTTATATTTCAGAATCAATGGATAATTACAAAAAATTATTAAAAATAGGAGAAACTCCACAGGTTGCAAGAGCCGCTATGCCAGTGAATGCAAAGATGAATACATTCTGTTATCAATTCAATTTTCTTACCCTAGGTCAGTCTATTTTCCCACAGCGTATATGGGACAAAGGGGCACAAGGTAATACAGTAAAAGTTATAGAAGGTATGTTTCAATTGTGTTATCATGTAGATAAGGAACTATGGGATGCTTTCTACGAATGTTGTGGTACCCCAGTGCTTCAATGGAAAGAAGTAAATCGTAAACTGAAAACTAAGGGAATAACAGTTCATCAGTTCCTAAACGAATTACACGCATTGGCACTTAATCCAGACAGTGAGCAAAACCCAAATGAGCCGCTAGTAGATTACTTGATTAAAAGGTATGGTGAAATTAAAACTATGTGGTAGGGGGAGTTACCAATGTCAGAGCAACCCAAAGATGTTATCTTTACGTATGATGAAGTAGCACAGCATTTGTTTGAATCATTGGTTGAAATGGGTTACGCTCCAGCAGAAGATGAAATTCTTGATATTACTGACATTGTAATGGATTTGATTTTACACTTTCACCTAATGATGGGTGGAGAAGTAGAAATGATGGTTATTGAGGAAGACTTTGAGGAGGATGAAGATTAATGCCGCTACCTAAATCCGCAGAATTATTCTTTGGTTTACGATTGACAGATGAACAAAAGTTTTATGCCGATTCATGCCATGATAATTTGTTTACAGGATGTCATGCGGTATCTGGTAGTGGTAAAACAACGGTTGCTGTAGGTGTAGCAAAACTACTTGGTAAAGAACTACATTACATCTTCCCTACTGTAGAAGAAAAGGCATTGGGATTTTCTACAGGTGATATCAAAGCGAAAGAATCTAAATATCTCCAGCCATTGTATGACGCTCTTACTGAAATTAATGAGATTCCATTCAAAGCTATCTTTAATCCTTTGAATCAAAAGGAAGACCAAGAGGAGCAAGTGGAACCAAGGAATAAGAAAAATAAGTACAAGGTTAAGAATCCAAAACCAATCAAAGAAGGTGCCCCTTGGGTACATGCGTATTCGCATAACTACATGCGTGGTAGTAACCTAAAGGATTGCGTTGTAGTAATTGATGAAGGACAAAATCTTACAAAACGGGAACTAAGGAAAATACTTACCCGCATACATGATAGCTGTCATGTTATCCTCATTGGTGACCCAGAACAATGTGATTTACCAGACCCACGCAAATCTGGCTTTATGCCTTATCTTATGCACTATGATGGTCAATCATTCGCACAAATTTGTACATTATCTAAAAATTTTAGAGGAGTGATTTCAGCCCATGCTGAAACAATTCAGTGAAGAAATAAAATTTTGTTATGTATGTCAGCGTAGTCTATCTTTAATGGATAAAAGAGCATTACTACCAGACGGTAAAACACTTTGTATTCCATGTTATGAACTAGGGGAAGACTTGAAAAAAGGATTAGCAAAAACACCAACACCAACACCAACACATCCAGAATACAATGAGCCGCAACATTATCACCAGCATAACATTGACACCATTAAATTTTTACAAGAGGGATTCCCAAAAGAAGTATTCATGGGATTTGCCCTAGGTCACATTATAAAATATGCACAAAGGGCAAATTACAAGAATGGTAGAGAAGACTATGTTAAAATGGTTGACTATGCCAAACGTGCCCTTGACTGGTACGACAAAACCCACTCATAAGAGTGGGTTTTTGTTTTACATTACCTGTACATATTTAGGGCTGGCTGTGATGTATGTGCCAGATTTCAGCTTATACATCTTGGAGCCATTCACTACAAGAGTCTCAACTACAGTGAACACATCCCCGGCGTGTACAAGAGCCTTTTTAGCGTTCCAGTCTGGACGGTCATAATACCATAGGTCTTGTGTGATAACCTTGATTCTGAATGTATCAGATGGAGCCACAGGCGTAGGAGCCACAGGAGCCTGTTCTGGGGCTTTTTCAATGTAAGCCTTACCCAAGTATTCAAGAATGGTTTTAGCGTGTGCTTCAGCCATTCTATCCCAGTATCCGTCCTTGTTTAAAAAGATATATTGGAAATCCTCTGGGTTAGTCATGAATCCGTTCTCTGTGAGTAAGGCAACCATGTGAGTCTCCCTTAGTTCATGGAAATCATTCCACGTTCCTTTCACAGACCCCCATGTACCACCATGATAGAGTGGAAGACCAATAGCCGCCATATTCCGGGCATAAATTTCAGCAATCCGTTTGCCAGCGGCAGAAGTAGACCAGTAGAATCCACACCAGCCACGTGCAGTAGAAGCACCAGAGTTTGAGTGAATAGAGTAATAGAGTTTGACGTTAGCGGCATTCGCTTTGTCTGTTCTCATTCTGAGCGGTATGTCTACTCCGTTAGGTGGTTGTACCTCAAGAACACTCACCCCATGTCTTTCAACAATAGCCTTTACACGTGTACCAACTTGGTAGTTATGTGTATGCTCTGCATATTGAACCCCGTTTACAGTTACACCCTTTGAGTGTTTTACACGATACGTTTCTTCACCATGTCCGTAGGATAATACTATATCATAGCCCATTACTTTTCACCCTTTCTATGGTTCTTCCAAATGCCGATGACGGTTGTAACTAAGGCAACACCACCAACAATATACGTAGCAATATCAGCCTGTACTGTTTCTGGGATTTCAACATTGAATACAGCTTTGACGAATAAAGCAACTACAGCAACGATAGGAGCAATCATTGTTTTGGTCATGAAATAGTTCCTCCCTTCATAATAAAGATTATTACAGCGGACACTACACCAACAGCTAGTGTAATGCCGCCTACTATAAGAGCATTTGTAATCGCTCTACGTAGCCATTTTGTATCATCCTTGATTGATGAAATGTCTTCTCTGACGTTTTTGATATCACTTTCAGCAACAGCCATACGAATTTCCAAGGAGGTAACCCTCCCCTCACATTCGCATTTATAAGGCACATGTGTCATCCCCTTCTCCTCCTATTGATTTGGATTCACTCTGGATACTGGTTTAATCACACTCATGATTTTTTCAAAAGCGGATTTGTCACCAGTTACACCTTGATAAACGTTGTTTCCGATACCCAAGTTAGACATGATGTAGGATAACATATCCTCATTCTGTAGTTCATTTGAACCGTAACTAATTGGGTTACCTGTGAACAGGCTTTTGTTTGTTTTCATTTCTATAGGCATTTTAATAGCTGGTGTAAGCGAACCTAGGGAATCCATTGGATTTAAGACGGTACTTAAATCATTCGTAGGAGAAGGTAAAGTCGTGTAGTAGTCACCAAATTTAAGCCCGGATTCCTTCTGCCAATCTGCACCTTTTTCCCCATCATTCCAGTAATCTTTGAATCTCTCAACATTTAAAGCGAATCCCGGTGTCTCTTGCAGTAGTTTTAACTGAAGCGGGATGTTACGTTTCATCCAGTTCCAAAACGGAACTAAGACACGCATTCCTCTATCTGCGTTAGTTAATTCGTTGTAGTTGAACAGGTATTTCCGTACTTGCTGTGCGGCTTTCGCTGTACTGCCGAATTTATCAACGCCATTTAAGAAGTTTGCTAAACGGGATACATCATCAATGACTTCCCCGCCATGACGGATTTTCTTGACCACTTTGTTATCTCCTACTTTTTCTGCAAACTTTTCAATAGCCCAAGGCTTATCGAATTCAAAAGTAGGTCGTGAGTCAAATAAAAATCCCCCGGAGATTACATTGTGTTTGTATGCCGCTTTGATGATTTTCATTTCTTCATCATTCAGTGTACCTTTACGATACTTCATCAGTAGTTTACTAGCGTTTTTAACATCCCTTACCTTTACTCCAGCCGCCATGTTGTTGATTGTGTTACCAATCATGTTGTTGATATAGTGGGCTGGTTTGTAGTAGGTAACCAGTGGTCTCCAGATGTCACCAATGGCGGATACGAAACGTGCCGCTTTGTTCATACCTTCATTAGTGAAGATTTCATCTGTTCGCTGTAAGGCTTTGAAAACTTCCGGGTGCATATAATGAGTACCTTCTGGTAGTCCAAGTTTCTTTACTTCATCTGGTTCTAATCTCTTAAATCCAGATGGAGGGGCTTCACCTGACCCTTTCTTGATGGTTTTCATCATGCCGAACTTACTCAATTCCCCTTGCATGGCTTTCATAGCTTTGGCACGAACACCTTCACGTACACGACGGGTAAGAGCGGTTACTACATTTGTATCGAACATTTTTGCTACAGACTCAAGATGTTTCTCTAATGATTCTATTGTAGCAGGGTCAGTCTCCTTTTGTATAGCTTTTCTTACTTTTTCGATGTAGTTATCTCTTTCAGCTAAAGTCTGGAATCCTTTACGTGCGTTGTTGAATGCGTTGTTGCTTTTCAGACCTAGGAGAGAACGGTTACGTGCCATGTAGTCGGCAATTGCTTCCATGCTGTCACCTTCAAAATTACGAACGTGTGGGAAGTAATTTGCTCTTAGTTTACTTAACACCCCACCAGCAGTTTCATTGTCACCGATACGCTGGATGATTGGTTTAAGTGTATCCGCTAGTTCCTGTACTCTTGTAGTAGGAGTGTAGTTTTTACCATAGGAACTAGGGAAATGATTTTCCAAAGCGTAAATGGCTTCCTGCATTTCCTTATCAGTATATCCGCCATCTTTAACAAATTTCTGAATTTGAGATAAATCCTTGCTGTACATAGCAGTTTCACCGACACGCTGGGAATGAGCATCAGAGATATGGTCACCCATCGTGTTAAGGAACTTATCGCTGGTGTTCAATGTCCGGGAATCGAATGGATTATTCCTGTCAAGAAAATGTTCGAATGTAGTCTTGGTGTCACTTAATCTAGCATAAGGTGTATTTTCTAAGTCATCCATGGCTTTGCCGATTGCTCTACCATCTTTTTGAACTTGACCAAGTTTCTGAATTTGACCGCTTGCTTCTACAATAGATGTTGGATTGCCTTTTGGATGTACAGCCTTAACTGTATTTTCAACCGTTTGGTATTTTCCAGACCCACCTAGGAAACGACTAGCCCATCCCATTGAATCTGATTTTGCGGCATTTTCCAATACATTAGCTGGCTTTCTTGCTCTGATTGCTTTCTTAGCCCAGAAGTCAGCTATTTTTTGAGCCATTACTTTCCCGGCAGTTTCCCGCAAAACCGGGTCTTTACCTATGACAGACATAAATCCATTTAGTTGTTTTTGTACATCTTTCCAAGGAATGTTCTGGTTTACGAATTCAGTCATTAACCTGTCAAAGTCAGCTTGCGGCATGACATTTTCTACAATTTTCGACACTACTTCTACATCTGGTAAACCGCCCTTACTCAATTGCTGTATTAGTGGTTGTAGGAATTCATGTAGTTCATCGAATTGAGTTTTTGTCATCTGTGAAATATCACTGATTCCCAATCTGGTTTTAGCTATGTCTTCAAATTGTTTAGCTAGTGCAGAATCCCCGCCAGTTGCCGTTTTCAATAAATTCTCTACTAAATCATTACCTACTGTAGCTTCTGACCGATAAAGAGGATTCTTGAGTAATCCACCCATCATCTTTTCTCCATACTGTCCAGCAATACCAACCTTGTTTGTGAACGGTACACTAAAACCAAAGGAGTTGACATTTGAGTTAAATGCTTTTGCTCTCGCCGCATTGATAGCTTGCATGGCTTCATCCGTTTTCTTAGTTGCCAATCGTTGAGTCAGTGCCCTTGCCGCTTCTGCTGATTTCTCTGCAATTTCATTACGCATTGTACCAGCTTTTGCTTTAGCCATTGACTGTGATAGATTAGGATATTTAGCGTATCTTTCCGCTAGTTTCGCTTCTGCCGCCGCTTGGAATTCTGCCGCATTTTTGAACTTAGTTGAATTAAGACCTAGCTTTCTAGCTTGGTTAGCCATTTCAGCCGCTTCTGCCGCTTTACTGACTTTACTTGCCGCAGACGCACCTAAGGTGAGATAGGTAAGCGGGTCAGCCGCAATATCAATAGCTAAACCTCCACCCATTACTCCCCATTTGTTTTCAACGCCAGCAATATCTCTCATGATATCGCCGCCACGCTTATATCCTTTGTCCATACCATGAAGGAATCCCACTCCCGGAACATCACCCCAAGATAGTTTCCCATCTTTCCAGTCTTTCCATTGTTCTTTACCACCGTTTTTCAATGCTTGACCAATGGCATCATTTAGTGGATTTGCGGCAGTGAAAAGTTTTTTCCAAAGTGGAGTATCTTTATCGGTAAGTGTCTTGACAGTGTTATAAATAGAAGATGTAGCTAGACCAGATGGTTGACCCAATGTTCCAGATAGAACATCCCATAAATTAACCTTACTCTTACCATCTTTCTTTTCCTTTGCCAGTGAAATAAAATCACCGACATCTAAATCCGCTGGTTTCCAATCTGGTAAACTCCTATCTACAGGAGTATATCCAGACTGGTATCCAGAATAGGAACTAGGGCGTGAATAACTCATTCCCCCTAGTTGCTTCATTAATGCCTCAATTTGAGCATTTGCTGAATTAGTAGCCGCTTGGATTTCTTTTGAAGCCGCCATGTATATTCACCCCTAGTACCATTTATTTTTATCCCAGAACTTTAATGCCGCCGCTACTGAACCGTACCTGTCCTTTACATACTGATAAGTCATAAGAATCTGGTTTACCGGGTCAGAATAACTCATTTTCATTTTCTTCTCATAACTTGACCTAGTGGAACTAAGGAATTGTCCGTATCCATAGGCTGTGGATTTTGGATTCTTAGCTGATGGGTTCCAGCTTGATTCTCGTCCAATAAGTTCAGTAAGTCCTTTAGCTTCAGCAAATGGAACACCCCGGCTGATTGCCTGTTGCATTTGTGTATTAAAGCTGGATGGTTGTTTACCGTATTTTGTATAGTTCGTGTATCCACCACTGTTAGGTAAATTCCCTAGGTTAGATGTACCGCCACCTGTACCACCGCCTACACGAACAGCGTACCCTTTGTAGTGGTCTTTCCAGTAGCCGCTATTCATATCAGCTATGGCTACACCAGTTGATGACTGAGAACCTATGAACTTACCGTTACCAATGTAGATACCCACGTGACCATTTTTCTTATACGTATCAAAGAACACAATGTCACCGACTTGCAATCCGCCAGTAACTTTTTGTCCCATCTTCGCAATTGTATCCGTATTACCGTTACCCAAGTTAATACCAGCTTGTTTGAATGCGTAGTTTACGAATCCAGAACAATCGAAACGTCCAGCGGCTATGTCCGCCGCCGTCCGTCCCCCACCCCATACGTAAGTGGATTTACCGATATATTTCATCCCAGCTTGGATAGCGGCACTTGCACCACTCCCTCCACCACTATTTAAAAATTTCCAGACAATGCTTGTAGTTGTCCAAGCACATCATTGTATTTCGCCACAATATCAGCAGATGGTTTCTTACCAGCTTTTTGAGCCGCTGTAATCTGGGAACTAAGGGAATCCAATTGTTGCCCCAGAGCGGAAATTTTAGCTTTATCGGCAGATGTTTGAGCATTGTCAGACATGACACGAATCTTGTCCTGTGCAATCGCATTGTCAGATTCCAGTTTGGCATAGTTGTAATCCAGTCTTGCATAATCAAGTTGCATTTTGGATGTTTGGATTTGCAAATCAACAGCAATCTGCTGTCTACGGATGGCGTTAGAATCCCAGCCAATTTGGTTTTTCTCTTGACCAAGCTGATAATCCCAAGCGTTTTTCTGTTGCTGGATTGCTTCATTTGCCAAGTTACTACGTTTTTCCTCAGACAGCTTTTCCCATTCTAGGGTAGTAAGCGGCTTACCATCCATCATTAAACGTTGACCATTAAGGTATACGTTGCCAGTGGATTCAGTAAGGAATTTGTCTTGGTCATTCTGCAATTCTTGTAGTTTAATTTGGTTTTCAGCATTAGTTTTATCCATGTCAACTTTCATGGCGTAGTCTTTAAGTTTAGAATCAGCAATTGCTTGGTTGTATTTACTTTGAATGTCACTCTTAGCTGTGGCACCTTCCGCAAATGCTTGCTGATAGTTCTGGTTGTTAGCCATTTGTGCTTGCATGTATGCGTCTGCCGCAATACCAGAATCGGTCATTCCACGTCCAGCCATGTTCTGCTGTAACTGTTGGAACTGTTGGAAGCTGTTTGCATCCATACGTGCCATACCAGTATTGAGAGCCACATCCTGTGCGTCCAATGCCGCTTGCTTATCTTTTTGTAGTTGTGCTTCCTGCTGGACAAATGGATTGTTAAAGTCATCCAAGTTTCTACGTCTGACCATATCTTGATATAAGCTGACTTCCCAATCATCCATTGGTTTGTTACCTGTAATCATGTCATTGTATTTCTGATACCATTCGTTATCAAAATTTTTAGCAAAGTCACCTTCTGCCATGTCATTCAAGTAAGTAGCCTGTGCTTGGTGGGAACCGAATCCCTTAGTTGGGTCATAGCCTTTCCATAGATTCTGCCCGGTCATGGCACTGAATCCATTGTTTTTCAAAAAGTCGATGGCTGATTGGTCACCATTCAACGCCCGTAAAGAGTAATCTCTTAATTGGTCTTCCGTCAAAGTTGGCTTTGGTGGAGGAGCGGGTGCTACTGGTGCCGGAGAGGGTGCCGCCGGAGCCGCCGGAGCAGGAGCATTTAGACCATTCTGTTTGAAGTAGTTTAATAGAGCAACGTTCTGTTGAGCGGAACCTGTATAGTTATTGTTAGCAATACCGTATTGCTGGGCTAATTTTGCACGATTCTGAAAACTGGAGTCTGCCCCATTAGCTTTGAGCCAGTCAACTACGGAAGTATTCGTATTTAGCTTCATTATTGTACCTCCTCATTATTTTCACGTAATAACTACAACTATTATAGCATACTACTACATTAAGAAAAAAGAGGAAACTACAGAAGTTTCCTCATAATCCTAATTCATTTAAACGATTTCTTGCCGCTACACGTTTTTGTCTTACATCTACCGGGATGGATTTTTGAGTTTCCATCTGACGAATGTAATAAAAATCAGTGGAACTAAGGTATTCTTTTAGTTTCTCAATTTCTTCTCGGTCAGATGTTTGTTTTGTGATAATTGGTTCTACTTCCACCCATGCCGCTTTTAATTCATCGTCAGTAGGTTTAGGTACATCAGCATTCCATTTACGGATAACTGCCCCTGTTCCGTCATCGTACACTACGAACTTATCATCATCTAAATCTGGATGTAAATGTTTAATAGCTTGATATACGTCCATTACAATCCCTCCTTAAAGTCGTTTAATAGTAGTTCTATGCTCACCTATGGTTCTCGTGTACCCATCATCAGTATGTCTAATAACAAGTTCATAATTTTTGTTTGGGTATAAATACATAACATTAGAACCGAACATATAGTTCCAACCATTAGAAGGTGTCCAAGTTGAAAGAATAGATGGGTGTTCTGTATCACCCCATAGTTCACAATAGAAACCTTTATTTACAGACATATTAATATAGACACTGTAATTAATTTCATACCAACCTTCCTCTGATACACCGAACATGTTGGAGTTACCACCACTGTTCCATATAATTCCTTCATCTACATTTGGCGTATTCCATATAGCCCTATACCAAGTATCGTAATACATTCCTTGACCGCCACCGCCAGCTTGTAGTAACTGTCTTTTGTCGTCAGTGAATCTACGCCATTTATCCCAAGTCTCAACTCCGTTATTGAGCCAGCATCTTCTGTGATATACACCATCCCTAAAATCCCAAGCTACTTGAATTATCCATGGTATGGTTTCATTGATACCAAGATGTTTAATTACTATAAGATGAAACCATGTATCAGGATTTACACTTGATTTAGGTGGTGCATTAATACTTGACGCTACCCTATGAAAACCAGTTTCCTTTATCGTATTAAAATCTACTCCGCTCTTTAAAAGTGCGGAACCATTAGATTCAATTGGTAATAAAGTAGTTCCGTTAAATAATGTCAAAGCATTAGCAATTAAATCACCTTGTGCTTTTATGTCACCAGCTACATCTACTAATGCATCACCATCTGGGAACTTACCGAAACCAACCATTTTAAGAATTTCATCAATCATCATGATTGGAGTACCTACAGCCACTTGTAAAGTGATAGTTGTATTCCCTAGTTTATCTGTAACTTGTACTACAATTTCAAACGCAGATGTAGTAGCCATTGTTAGAAGTACGTCATCTGTATCGTAATTTGGCATAGTGAGTACTTGATTTAAGAATTGGATGTTTGCACTCCAAGCACCAGACGGAAGTTCTCTCCATTTGTAGTTCACACCACTTGAAACTAGGGAATTCTTATTTACTCCATTTACGTTCAATGGAGATATTGACCCGGCGAGTGTCAAGGTAACTTCTTCACCAAATCCGTTTTCCCTCAATGCCTGTGTCTGAACTACCGGGTTGGAATAGGCAACCATGTTAACCAGCTTCGTTACCTTAGTTGTATTTCCCCTTGAGTCATAAACTGTAATCTCTAAGTTGATATTCAATGTAGTATTAACTACACCAAAGTCGAATACAATATCAGTAGAGAACGGGCTATTAACTGTTACACTAGCACCATTCAATGTAGCAACATATTTCGTAATGGTTGCCCACTTTTGACCCACCGCTTTGTTAGAATTTAATATCTTAGCCTGTACTGTGGATTTATTTTGCACAATGTACTGGTCATTTTCTGTAACTGCTGTAATCGTTGTGTTTGTATCATGGTATTCGATTGTAGTAAAAACAGGATTTTGATTGACCACATATGCTATGAAATATTTATCATGCGGGTCTGGGTAACCATCCTCAATGTAAATACCATTATATGAAGTACGGACTTGCACATATCCTTGTTTGGAATTAGCATCAGTACATTCTTGATACATACGGTCAATTTCAGTATCATCAAATGTGATATTGAAACTAGAGGAAGATACCCGTCCGATATTTTTAGTCCAGCTACCGAATACCAATGTTACATCATAATTGAATTCTGGACGATAGTTTTGAATAGTTGCTGGTACAGATGTAGTTCCGATATTAAAATCATTGAATGCCGCAATACCAGCTTTATATGCACGAACTGTACCAATTTTATCTTGAGGGTCACCAATCTGTCTACCAGCACTGTCATATGTGAAAACACGCATTAAACATGGTCTGTTTTCATACATACTCATTGTGCTGTAAATTTGAGTTATTTCTGGTACACTAGGATTCCACCAGCCGCTATCATATACCCAATCACGCTGTCCGATAAAATCCCAGTTACCATCATACGTATGTTGTACGAACATCTGAACACTGTGATGAAAGTCTGTACTTTTACGGTCAATTGTCATCCAAAGATTGTCAGTACCAGCAGTCCAATCAATAGTTCCAGTGTAGGTAGATGCCCTTGGAATTGTATCCAACCAAGGATATGATGTTGTATAGTAAACATCATGAACGTTTGTATTACCGTCAACAGCTATCTCTATTTGTTTAGAACCATTATCTGTATGAGGTACAGTTACCGTCCCAGATAAAACTAAAGTATTTGAATTGTATGTGTAAGTAAAGGCTTTACCTGTAACAGATACAGGTGTGCCATTAATCCACACAGTGAAATCACCACTACCATTAGTTGTAAATCCAGTATTTGTACGGCTGAACCGTAATTCAAAGTAAACATCAGATGTATTGGCGGCTATATTTGGATTCGATTCAGACCAACTTAACGTACCAAGTACATATTTATTGGACGTACCGACATTAAATGAACCACTTGCCATGGTTTCTCACTCCTAACTATTTGGAATAAAGGCTAATCCTTTTTTACCGCCACCATCGACACGAACCGCTTTGATTCCTCCAATGGCTAAGAATTCATCAAGCTGTGCCTGTTTCATTTCAGTTGTATCTTTATTCAAAGTAAATACTTTTTCCATTGTCCCTTGGTTGTTACGAGCATACCCGGCAAATTCCTGTGGAGCCATTCTGGTATATCCATCATACACACTGGACTTAACTTCAAGTCCGTTAATGTCAGCTTTGACGTTACCGTTGTACATTTCCCCCATGGCGAAACTCCACTGAAGTCCAATTACTCCCAAATTCAACATAGCCGCTGTAAATGTTGCACCACCAGTAGCACCTGTGGCTCCGAATTCAACGATTACAGCACCAGTCTGGGGAATGAATCCTTTTATCTGTGCTAATTGGTAGGAGTATGCGGCACTCACCGGGAAGTCGATTTGCTGGAATGTTTGTCCGTCTGATAGTTTAATATAAGCACTACCAGCAGTACCTTTGTTGACCTTTACACTTAGGGTGTATTCTTCACCTACCGTACCAGTAACAGCTTGTTTAATGACTCCATCCTTGATGAAAAATCCAGAGCCAGCTTCCACCATATCAGAACCTTGAATGGTTTCAGCAGTACCCGCTGTTACTTGCCAATATGGGAAAGTTCCATCAGTGTTGTATCCGTAACCTACTGAGTTTTTCAGCATGTTTAGACCATTACCTTTAGCAAATGCTAACATGATGTTGTCTTTCTCAATCTGAAAGTCCGCTAGTGTCATATACTTATCTAGTTCAGCGTCAGTTATTGCATCCTTAATCGCTTGAGTCATATCAGCTTTTGCTATGGTGATAGCGTCATCAACCTGTGCAGTAGTGTATGCTCCATATTCACTTGCAGATGTAGCTGTTACTTTAACCCATTGTGTTCCATTCCAAGTGTAGATGATATTCGGAAATACACTGTTGTCAATCCACATGTCATCCTTCTTTGGATTGGATGGTGGTGTAGTAGGTTGTAGTTTAATAGAATTTTGCTTTTGCTCAAGCCTCTCATTGACAGCCTGTGCCGCTGATTCATTAAGATAGAGGGCAGAATCAATCTGCTCTCCTCCACCTTCCATATCACTTTGTCCATAGGTACTGGATGAATTGAAATTTTGGTCATACATATCAGCCATGATTCTACCCTCCTATTTAGGTGTATTTTCTTTAAAAACAATACCCCATCCAGTTAATTGAATCCGTTCTTTGACCACACTTGTAATCTCAAACTTGGTATATCTGAATCTACCAGAAGCCATGATTTTTAGTTTCTGAGCATCACTATTTTGTAGCGGGTCATAAACTAAAGGAGTTGTGGATAACAAGGTATTATCTGTGTACAACTTAACTGTAACTGTGGATAACGCAGTAAGAGCCGCCAACAATTGAAATTGCTTTAGTTTCTTTCTGTGGTGCGGCATATTGAAGTTGAAGTCCTTTGATGTAACTGACATTGTGTATGTTGTACTAACTCCATCAACGAATACATCATCCTTCAATTCATGTAGTTTACCACCTGTTGTGCTGGCAAGCAATAACTTATTATTGTGATTAAACATTGTTATGAAACTAAGGGAAGTGGTATCCCTCACCCATATACCAAGTTCATAGTAGTATCGGTAAATACGATTCTGTGTACCCTCAATGTAGATATACAATTGATTGTCATAGATTGCAGACAATACCCTTGTGCTTGCCGCTAAGTCTGCTGTCAACATATCCATGATTTTTTCATCAATCCGTTCTACATTCATTTTGTCATCCTGTGAATAATTGAATGACTTCAATACATACACAGCGTTGTCATTTCCGATGAATGAAATGTAGTTTTTCATCACCTGTACACTATACGGATACTTAGTGCCTAACGACATATGAACAGGTTGTTTCGTAAAGTTAGTTGGATTGTCACCAAGTATGGCTTGAATCGAACCGTCAGTAAAGCATATTAGAAAATTCTTGTACTGCTCTACTGCCTGTAAGCCGCCACGTGTATTATCTGAAACTCTGATTATATTTGACCTAGGGAAATAGTTAAATACATTCAGATGGGATATATACAAATGGTCTGGGTTCCCAGTATCACCATACAAGAATAACCGCTCGTAATGATAGAAAATACGATTGCATAGTTTCATATCTTCAAAGTCTATTACTGGCTCCGGGTTTTCATCTGGCACCGAATTAACCTTAAACCTAGGGAGAACATATTGGCTCAATACATTAGTAGTCCCTTGCTTCCGCAGACTTACCCGTATCATGTAATCGCCTTTTGATGCAAAGTTAGCTACAGCTTCTTTGTCATCTGTCCATCCAAGGAACTCTGTATAATCCAATGCTGAAACTGTCTTCAGTTCCCATCTGTATTCAAGTACTGCTGTATTTGTAGTTTGAATGTATGCAGTAAATGTAACATTTTGATTAACTACACCGTAACGTTGGTCTGGAACTACACCAAGAATGACATCCCCAGCACCCGTAGTATCAGACAGGTAAGCGTCCGGGTTAGCGGCATACCCATTACGTCCAATGTACAATGCTTCCAATCCATTAGGAGCATATGCTTGAACTAGGGAAGCAGTTACTCCATCGTATTTGACTAACCCGGAGCCTGTAGCAAAATACATTATGCTCCCAACTTGAACCGCTTCAATTGGACGAACATTCTGAAAACCAGTAGCCATGTCTGTAATTGGAATGTTCGTGTATAAAGTTCCTTGGACTGTATACAATTTACCATTCACAGCAACTATGTCCTGTCCGCCAGCTAGGTTATTGTATTTAAATCTACCCTGAGTGTTACCAGTAAGAGTAGGGTTAGGAGCATTCGTTTCCTTGTACCCACCCCTTGCTTCTAATACACCACCAGCTTTGATGTTTGCATTTTCAATTAGTATAGATTGGTCATCCTTTAGTTTTTCTGGATGGGCTTGCGGCACCATACCACCACCGAATGAGCCAAATACTTCAATTTTCTTTTGTGTAGTATTTACGAAATAAGGCTGTCGTGCCATTTATCATCACCTACCAGTTCCACCAAGAGTAAGGTGGTTGATTTAAGTCCCCGCTATCTTCAAAGATAACTGTAATTTTATCGTTTACAGTTAACGTCAATCCTTTAAATGTAATTGATTTCAAACGTCCGTTCAGTGTGTAGTTGCTTGGGTCAACTTCAACATCATTTTTATACACAGTGATGTAGTTGAAATAAGCACCATTTGGCATACTTAAATTGTACACCATTGTAGTTACATTTGTCACTACGATTTGCTGGGTATTTTTATCTTTGCGGTAACTTGGCGGCTTGACCATATCCCTTTGCATATCCATGAGCATGTCATTGAATGTATTCATGAAGTACGTAGACGATTGAAAATCTGCGTCTGATTCCCTGTATTTTGCATTGGCAAAGATAACAAGTGCTTCATGATATCTGTCATCGAATTCTGGTATATACGTAGTTGGTTTACCGCTCACTCTTGGAAAGTTAGTCTCCAATGCTGTATTGATACGGTCAATAGCAGAGTCCAGCCAGCGGTCAATCTGTGAGTCTTGGATACTTAAATCCTGTTCAGCCAAGTCTTTCACATATGCTCTTAGTTCTGATAATTGCATGTTTCTCCCTCCTTATTTTAAAAAAGCCCCCTATAAACTAGGGAGCATTATGGTGCCGCATATCCTTGGACGTTCGCATATACAGCCGCACCAGTCGTAATACAGGCTATATTAATGGCGGCGTTCGCTGTAGATTTAAGTGGATTGAAGAATGTAATGTCTACTGGAGCAGTCATATTAGCTGGCAAGAATGTTCTCCAGATAATAGTAACACCATCCTTAATAACGAATTCTGTTGCCACCGTTCCAGCGTTGATTAATTGAATATTGGCTACATAGTTTCTGATACCAGAACCAGCCGCCGCTTTTGCTACTTTATCAGCCGTATCAATAATACCACCAGCAAGTGCAACATAAGACCAGTCAAGTTCTGGAATAGAGAATTGCTTCACTACTTGAACACCTACTGTAGTAGCCGCCGCTGGTACGTTTGAACCGTTTGATACAGCAGTTGTATTCGCTGTTCTACCTTCAATGTACATTTTACCCGCTAGTGGGTTATGGTTACCTATTGCGTTTCCTGCATTATCACGTAACGTCATTGTTTTCCCTCCTCATATTAAAAAGGGATGGGCAGTAGCCCACCCCTTTAAGGTTAGTTATTATGCGGCACCTGTACCAAGAGAACCGAACACTCCACGATAGTCACTGTAACCACAAGAGAAACGCATATAACCACGATATTTCGCTTGCATAGTGTCAAAGTCTTCTGTGTTCTTGAACTCTAAGCGTCTACGCCAGAAGAAGTTCAATTCTGCTACAGTTGGGTCAATCAAGAACCAAGCTGTGTTAGAAGTGAAGTAATCCATAACTACTACACGTAGGTTAGGGATTGTATTTTTATCGTTCGTGATACCAGAGCCAGTACCTTGTGCAGATACGTTAGTGGATTGAACGATTGTTTGTGCAATGAATTGAAGGGCTGGAGGAACAACCAAGATTTTAGGTTGAACTTGGATAAGAATGCCTTTGTCATCCACTTGGCGGCGAGTCTGGATAAGAGCCGCTTTTAGGTTACGGTCAGATAACGCACCGTCAGCCGCACCAGCACCGTCAGTGTTAGCCAAACGGTTAGACATTGTACCACCGTCTAAACGCTTGTGTGTTGCAGAGATTAATGGTTGACCATCAAATCCGTTTGTAGTGAATGCGTTATTGAAAATAGCCGCCGCATTCGTTTCGATTGTTGCTCTTGCTCCACGTGCAAGGGATTTTGTCCACTTACCGATTGTTCCGTACATTTCATCGTCAATGAACTTACGTTCAACTGTGAATCCTTTGGAGAATTCTTCGTGAATGTACTGCAATGGTAGAGTATCAGTTGGGTCTTCATACTGGATGGAACCAGCAGAATCCTTCTTATCCCACATACCGAAGCCGCCCATACGAAGGTCAGTTTCGATAGCTTTCTTTGAGTCTTGTACATTAAATACAGCAGAATACTGCTCTGGAACTTCTTTGTAAGTTTCTTGGAAAATCTTACGGAGTCCTGGTTCAAGTAAACGACCAAATGGTTGAGATTGTAACATCGTAGTTTCCCTCCTTAATTAGTTGTAGTTGGTTACACTAAAGTAACGAATACGAACTTTCCGTCTGGTGTGTAGTCAATAACTTTAACGTGTGGAACAGTTGTAAGTGAAAGGTCAGCTTGTTGGTCATTGTTGGCGTCAACAAAGATGTTGTAAGAAACACCGATGTTTGCAGGAGCGGCAGTTTGACCAGCTTTAACAGGAACCTTATAAACTCCCATTGCTTTGTCAGAACGAACTTTACCTACACCGTTAGGGTTTTTAGTAGCGTCAACAGCGTTAGCTACGAAAGAAGCGTTAGCGGCGGCATAAGGTTGACCCTGTGCTACTAAACCAGTAAACTCTTGTCCTTCCAAAAGACCTAATGAAGTACCAGTAGCAGTTGCGGCTAATACTCTACGCAATTTGCCCCCGGATAAGAATACTAGGTCACCTTTTTTAGCACCACCAGTACCGTAGTTAGCGGTAGTATCAAGTGGGTAATCCTTGATTACGCTAGTGCTGTCACCAGCTAAAGAGTAAGCGTATTGAAATGCCATAATTTGTCCCTCCTAATTATTTGAATTTATTATATTCTTCGTCCGTCATACCAAATGCTCTGGCAATCGCCTTTTCGTCAGCGGTCAGAGTAACGGCTGACTTAGAAGGTTTTCCATTATTCGGAGCAAGTGGAGTCTTTTTCTTACGTCCACTTTGAGTAGCTAGGTCATCTTGGACTTTGGCTTTAGCTAGATTTTGAATGATTTTCTTGCCATGTATTGCATACACAGCGTCCTCAAGCGGCATTTCCACGTTCTTAGCAACATTAAGGATGTAAGATTTAGCGGCGTCCAAGTCCTCTTGAGTCAAGAAATTGTATTCTTTCTGGAGTGCTTCCCCATCAGATTTGATTTTAGAATTCCATTGCTCAAAACGAATTTGATTGATTTGACGTTCAAGGTCTTGATTCTGTTGTTTTAACTCTCGTTGTGCCCTCAGAACTTCTACTGAGTTACCAGTCTTCTTGGATTCTTCCTGTAAAGCGGCTTCATCCATTTCCCTCTGGATTTGCTCAATAGGTTTGCCAGTCATGTCAGCTAAACGTTTAGCAAGCTGGAACTCTGGAGATTGTTCTCTTAATTTAGCAATCTCTTTTTGTAGACGCTCGTTAAATTCACGCTCTCTACGTTCTTTAGCAAACTTAGCGTTTTCCTCTTTTGACTGCTTCTTTTTGTCTGTGGCTGGAGGAGTTTCAACTTCCTCATTGTCATCGTCAGCGTCATCCTCAAGTTCTTCATCATCGGCTTCATCAAGGTCTTCATCTTCATCGACTTCTTCCTCAATGTCATCGTCTTCTTTGACAATATCATCCTCTGAATCTTTCTGTTCGTTTAACGCTTTGATTGCGGCAATAAGTTCATTTTCTCCCTCTGAACCTGTCAAATCGTCATCAAGGTTTTGTTCTAGGTTATCTAAATTTTCTTCTGGCATGGTTACTACCCCTTTCCCTTTTTACGCATGGGTCTGCGAAATTATAGATTGTAAGTTTCTGGTTTCCGCTCCAGAATGGCGAAAGTTTCTATATTTAATATAACAGAACGTTCGTCCACTTGTCTACATATAATTACTAAATATGTATGTTTTTTATCATGTATTTTGTAGTGGAACTAGGGGATAATAGAACTAGGGAAAATTTAAAGGGGGTGTGTGCTTTCTCTGGACGAATACATTGGGGGTTTGCTTTAATTGTGTGGATTCTTATACAAGTTGGTGTTGAAGATGTTTTTCTTAACCCTATTCCTTTTATTATTGGTTCTGTCTTTCCAGATTGCGATATACGCCAGTCCACTATTGGAAAGTTCATTCCTCTTTGGCTGGTTTTTCGTCATCGTGGTTTCACTCACAGTATTTGCGGTTTGTTATTATTTTCAGCCCCAATAGGTATTTGGTATTCATGGAAATGGTGTATTCTCTTTGCTGGAGGATACCTACTACATCTTGCCATGGATTCAAGTACACCAATGGGAATTAAGTGGATGTTTGGACATAAAAAGAGAGCCTACCGTTAAGTAGGCTCTTTGGGGGAGATATCCTCCAACATCTGAATTCTGCACGTTTTCATTATAACATACAATTATCCTCTTGTCATGTTTCCCATTGCAGTTGGTGATGTAGTTCCTTGTGGAGCCAAAGCACCTTGGTTCAACATCTGCCCAGCAGAACCTTGATTCTGACCAGAAGTAAATGTAGCTTGAATCATCTGCTGAATCATTGGGCTGATTTGCTGTTGTACTTGCTCCTCTGTAGCCCCCTGCTTTCTTAGCTGACTTGCTTGACCAACAATAGCCATGACCTGACCTTGTAACGCTTGAGCGTCCTGTTGCTTCTTATTAGCCCGGTCTTGTTGCATACGTGCCAGAATGTCTTCCTTATTAGGGAAGTCTTTCATTTCAATCCATTCTTCCACTGTAATACATGGAGGGTCAAACTGGAATTGCCCTTGCATTTGCATGAGGTTATCAGCTTGCTGGGATTTACTTGCCGCAGTAATAGGAGCCTTTGCGTACACATCAGAACGAACACGCCATTCTAAGTTTTCAATAGCTTCCTTGTTCACTGGTTTCCAAGTCTCAAAGCTGGCTGAACCATTCTGGGCACGTGTCATCAATGGACGTTCTTCCTGCCAGTATACAAGAATGAACTGTACAATGATATTCGACAAGTCTTCTACAAACTGGTCAATCTGTAGTGCTTTATCTCGGTCACGAATTGTAGAACGTTCAATCAATGAATCAACCCCAGTTGAGGTTGTCAAACTTCCTACAGATTCCCCGGTGTAGGATTCAGTGATACCAGCCATGTCTTTGATGTCCAGTTTCATTCTGTCTTCGATGTCAAACAATCCTTTTGGAATGTCTGGTGGTTGTAATGTCTCGACAGCATTAGGTACGTTTGAAGTCCATACTTTCCCAGCAAGCGTTCCTGTACGTGACATTTCTGCCGCATTGATTCCACTTTCACGTAAAACGACTCGTTGCGGATTTTGATGTAGGGTTCCAATAATACTAGCCGCTTGTGCAGTTTTATTGATAATCTTCTGGTTTTCCAACATGTCCATTGCTGTTGATGTTCCCCAGAAAGACAAATCTTCTTCTTCATCATAGAGGACAGCAAATGGATAGATTGATGGTTTAAAATCCTCAATACGATATAACAAGAAATCAGTGTTCCACATGAAATAAGAGACATCCACTTGCCATGCACCGTCTTTATTACGGTATCTTTCCCAGTGAATATGAACTGTAACCATTTCATCCCCTAGTTCCTCCTGTAAAGACATGTCTGACTTTGTAGTAGGACGGTCAAATATATCACCGTTCGCTTCGCTATCTCTTTGTAGGTCAGCCCACTCCAGCTTGGTCAATTTTTCTCCTGCATACTCCCGGAACATTGGGTTATTTTTAACATCACTGAAACTTAGCGGTTCAGTAATCGTCATGTATTTTGCTTCATTCAAACAATAAGCAGTTGGGTCAATGTAAAATCGTGCATTGTTTAACCGCTTTACTTTTATGTCATAGCGATACATCATGTTGTTTGGATTTTTCTCACCGAAGTATTTACCACGAATGTTTTCCTCTGCATACACATATGCTATAGAAGTACCATGCAGTAAAGCCCTATCCATGCAACGGCGTACCATCATAGGAACTTTTTGTTCATCCCATACATGGTCATATGCTTTTTGGATGGCACGAACTAATGGAGCATCAATTGGTGTCATTGGAATGAAGTCAGCTTGCGGTACGTTCTGTGCTAAGTTTGCCCGCTTAGTTGTACGAACGTACCGAATTAAGTTGGTGACTGGCTTTGGTAACCATACAGGTAACTGTACGCTATCCCATTGGCGTCCTCTGTCAAACATGTCAATCATTGCCCACATTTTATGATGTTCAGACATTCCTTGTGACGCATTGTAGTAACGGCGTTCAGCTTTATTAATTAACTTACGCTGGTCTTCTGCACTCATTTTGTCAGGCTGGTTAATGTCCTCACGTTCTTCTTCCTGCTCGGTTTCGGTATTTGGCATTTCCCCACCTTCATTACCCAATGGCGGTTTTTCTCCTCCACCCTGTTGCATTAAAGTGGCTAATTCTTCTGGATTCATTCGTTAGCACCTCCCGTTGTTGGTAAAATACCTTGCTCTTTCAGCCATTTCTTTGTTTGAGCGTCCACAAAATCCCATTCTTCTTTTGCTTGTTTCTCCTGTTCTGCCTTTATTTCAGCTTCGGTAGGTACTGGAACTGGAGGAAGATATACAATAGCCCGGATATCTGTAGTGCGGAATACGTCCTCACCCACCAATATAGCAGGGACTTCATTCGCCATGGCAATACTGACTGATTTTAATTCAGCCTTTGTCCAATCTACGATTTGATAGGTATTGTCGATGTACTGAATACGGTAATTGTATTTCTTAGCGACTGCCATTCTCATGCACCTTCTTTTGTAAGGCGTACCCTTCTAATTCCCAGATTTTATTTTCGATTCTGTCCATACAGATTTCATATCCAATGACTTCATCAAAGTTAGCCGGGTCTACACAGCTGGAAGATTCAGAGATTACAAATCCATTAGGCAGTTTAACTACAACTAATGTAGTCTTGTCAAAAAATTTAAAAACTTTTTTCTCTGAATTGGCTAAGATATCGTTAATCTGGTCTTGTGTAATTCTCACATTACTCATTAAAATCTCCCCTTTTCTCCTAATAATAGGCTAGATAATCCTCAAATTTCTCTGGAAGTTCATCGTCATACTCAATTGTATCATAGTTTCCATATCCTGCATACGATTTTGGTGGATTATAAGATGACAATTTTAAATGTTCTGGGTCATCTGGTAATCTCGCAATCATGTATCTCAATGCGTCACACAAGTGGTCATTTTTCTTCTCTGGTTTTTCATCCAGATTTTCGTCTGCATTGTCTATGTCCACTTCTGGATATGTGTACTGCAAGAGTTCTTTGATTAGGTTTACACAGGTCTTGTAGATTTTCAGTTTGCCAGCTTCGATGTAGGAGTTTACTTTAGCCAGTCCGTATTCTAAGTTGTTATTACCAAGTGCCCAGAATATGCCGTACTCCATAAAGTGAGATTGTATGTTTTTCCCGGAGATAACGTCATTCATCCTGTTCTTGATGGCAGGGTCAGCCACTAAAAACCTGAGAAGACCTGAGGGAATCTTATCAATCAAAGGTTTTAGTTTATTAGCGTGATAAGGTAGTGTTTTTTCAGCTACATAATACTCATTGAAAATAACTACTTCACCAGTTTTAGGATTGATGGCACCAAATGGAACAGCTGTAGGGTTACGTAAACCATAGTCCATGGCTACCATACGTTCCCAGTCTTTAGGTATACCATATTCGTCAGTATCTTTTGTAACTGGGTATGGGTCAATAAATGTATCTGCTATTTCTGGATATACCATACCGCTATTGTATTCAAAAGAACCTTCAAAGTATTTCTTTCTGTACCATTCTGGCTTACCAATGGTGTTCATTTCAATAAAGTTGGCTGGTAAGTACTTATTCAGTTCAGTTCTCCAGACAAATGTACGCATGAAGCGGTTATATTCGCTGTGCTGTGGATGTTTTGGGTCTTTACGTGCTTCATTGTCAACGAACACATCCTTAATCCATGTGTTAGCCGGGTTAGAACAAACAATGATTGCCTTGTTACGTGTGAATGGGTCACGCATACGGGATTGAATCTGTGTGTAGATGGATTTCTTGATACCAGAAATCTCCTCCACGTGTGCCAATCCTAAGTTTAAGGAACGTATTTTTTGTTCTTCGTCCGTTGCTACAATAAAGATAGTAAACCCATTGACTAGTTTGATAATTCCGTCAGTTTTATTATAGCTTTCAATGAGGGGAGGAGGACATACTTCTTCAAACCATGTCTTTAAAGTTGTCTTTTTCAACTGTCCCAAAGTCTGTGCCGCAAACAGACCGCTACCTCTTGGATTCTCTAAAGCCCTTAGAAGAAATTCCTCTAAGGTTGCTTTAGATTTACCAGAACCGTATCCACCGAATACAGCTATAATGTCAGTATCATCCTCTTGTCCTGTCTTAACTGTGTGCATTTCCTCTTGGTAATCCTGTGGGTTGTATGTTAACTCAATCGCCATACAGGAATTGCATTGTAGGTATGCAGGATGTTGGTCTGGAGGAGATACCATTTCACCAACTTTGCAGTTATAGCAAGTAGACATGTTTAGTTGCTACTAGGGTTACTACTCTGTTTTGATTGTGCGGCTTGTTTCTGTTGCTGTAACTTGGTTTCATGGCTTTCTTGCCCTTGGACTAATTTAGTCTGATGTTGTTGCTCTTGTTGTTGTATTTTTTGTTGCCCTTGTTGTGCTTGCAAATGAAGTTTCAATTCTGCTTCCTGTTTCTTCATTTCCAATTCCTGCTGTTTAATTTGCATATCCATTTCATGTTCTTGATATTTCAAATCCATTTCATGACGCATTTTCGCCATTTCCATTTCGCCACTGTTATTCAACAACTGAACTAGGGAAGATATGGCACCAGCCTGTTCAGCCATGATTTTACTCTTAACTTGTTGGTCTAGTTCCTTATCATTCTTAATTCCAATGGCGAAATCCATGTACTGCAAGATGACTTCATTTAACATGGATTGTGCGTCTGGTTCCTGAGGTTCTTGTGGTTCACCACCCATTTCAAAACCTTGTCCTGCGAATTGGTCTGGACTCATAACAGTTGGTTGTCCTTGTTGACCTTGCATGGCTTGATTAGCCGCTTCTGGATTTTGCTCTGGGTCTACCCCTGCCTGTGCTAATTGCTGGTCTTGCTGTTCCTGTAATTGCATTTGTTCCGGGGTCATTTCTGGTGCCCCTTGTGTCATTTGTTGTAATTCTTCTGGATTCATTTTAATTTACCTCCTATTTAATCATTTCTTTTAATTCATTCATTCCTTCTTCATATAACTTCATTACTTTATCACCATTCAACTTACCTTCATTATCAAGTTGTTGTGTCAATGCAGTAAGCATAGCTGAATTAGCCAAAATCAACGCTTGTAAATATTTAAATTTCTTTTTACTAATCCACATCATTGTACCCCCTGTTCTGGTCTTGGGATTCTATGCAACACTACGACTCTATTGGAATCCTGCTGGTTAAGGACGCCACTTAACTCCTGTACTTGTTTTGCGGCTTGATGGTTACCATCCAACGCCATTTCCACTAGTTCCTTAAACGTTTTACGCTGTGCGATTTGACTCAAGAACGCCATCTGCCCTTTAATGTAGTTCTTAGTTTCCTGCAAGTTTAGTAGAGCATACCACTGTTCAATGGAACCTAGGGAAGTTTCTTGTTGTAGTTCCTCCGGGTTTAGAAATAAGTAATCTGTCTGGGACTGGAACCTACCAGCCAGTGTCATAAGGATTGTTTTTTGGGGTAGTGAGTAGTCTGCTAGGGCATTCGATTGTTCAAGCATACTGGTAAGCATGGAGTATACCTCCTTTGCAATTATTTGTAGTTTTTTATTTTTATATATCTGTATTATACTTCATGTGCATGGGTGTAGTAAAGTGTTTTTTAGGGGACAACACCAAGGGGGTTTTAAGGTTTCCCCCGCACAGTTCCCGCCCGTAGTACGATTAGGGACTCAAGTTTTGAGCCAGACCGGGGCATACCCCTACCCCTATACCCACCCACCCTGCTCCCACCTGTAATGTAATCAGTTACAATACATGTCACCAGTCTGGTTACACCTTGCCTTGTTGGGAACTAGGGAATGACACAAAAAGTGTAAATATACACCATCAGCCGCCAGAATGCCAAAATCACCAGAAGCCCACATTTGCCCGCCATTGTACACCATTGCCGCCGGGTATCGTAG